CTCAAAAGAAGTAAGACACATATTCTTACTTTGTTGATGGGAATTAAGGAGTCCCCATCCTTCTTGGTGAAGGATAAGGAAACCCATGGACGATTATTCATAATCGCTGCAAAGTTTGGACGATCCTTATATGAGGACGATGCCAAATCACTTGGAGCTAGAATTATTAGTCCAACCAGATTATTTATAGAGGGAGACTCTATCTTAGAAGCCATTGACCTAACTATAAGTTTGGCCGAGGTCCTCTTCGATAAGGTCCCGAAATTCGGCTGGTTCCCTCTATGCGAACAATTGCAATTCTTTAGGGTTGCGAAGTCATGGCCTAGTGAAAAGTTTATTTCATATGCTAAATACTTCACAGCTTATCCTATGGCTTTCTATATGGAGAATGATCTCCCTGAAATGCCAGAAGGTTACCTGGAGTTTTGTACTAACCCATTGGTTTATACCGGTCGTATACACCGTTTCCTCCGTAGTAGATTGTTACACCATAGCCAGAAAACTGGTGAAATTTGGTGGTCAATTCTACAAGGTGTCAAACGGGGTGCACACGAAGCTCCCGAATATTTCATATTCGAGTCCTTCCTTAAACACCGTAAGAAGCTTACAACGCCTCCTACAAATGATATCGACCCATCGTTTACGAATAAGCTTATCATATTCCTTAAAGGATATAAAGCCAAAAAACCAACGTTCCTTGAAGCCAGTACATCTGCTTCTTTCGACACCACACGTAGTGATGGTGGACAAAGAGATGATGTACGTAATTGGATTCTCGAGAACTTCGGTTATATAAACGAAGAATCTAAGGTTAGACTCAAGAATGGAGCTGAAATGCAGGCATTTGAGCCCTTCTTACCCAGTTTCAACGAGGTAGTTGATGTAGCACATGAACAATTCTGTGGTGAACCACTCAAAGTCCAAGTCCATGGAATTCTGGAACCATTGAAGGTTCGTCTTATTACCAAAGGTGAATCCGTACCTTATTGGTTAGCTAGATGCTGCCAAAAAGATATGTGGAATTACCTACAGCAATTTGACATCTTCACTGCTACTGGTAGACCACTTATTGATGAGGATCTTAATGATCTTATCTCTAAGCGAAATGCCTTTAGTCAGAAATATGGAGCCAAATTCACTTCATGGGTCTCTGGTGATTACAGTGGGGCTACTGATGGAGTTGACATTCGTTGTACTGCATTAGTTTTTGAACAGATGATAAAACGTTCACCTTATAGTGAAAACTATAAAGATATATTACGATCTGTAATATATAAACAAGAACTACATTATCCATCCGTGAAGATCAAAAAG